TATGGACTAAGGAGCATGTTGATGAGTGGGCAATTCAGACAGAAAAAAGTAGCCTTTTCACTAAACCGCGTAGCTAACCATTTAATTACTAAACCTGAACTGGAGTCTGTCGCTAAAGATTTCATGGAGGGTACTACCGGCGATCCTATAGCCGATAAAGTTATAAATGAATTTTTAGAGACGCGCAAATGGGATTTGATTTCACTAAAAGTGTTTGTTAAACGTGTTTATTACTTAGGGCTTTTGGAAGGCACGCGCCGTATTAACTCTGATCCCCGCGTTAGATACGTTAAGGTTAAAAAAGATGCAACTTAGACCCTATCAAGAGACAGCCGCTGACTTTCTCTTTGAGCATGACCGCGCCATGATCTTGGCGCCAGTGGGTGCGGGTAAGACCGCCATCACATTGACGGCCATGTGGGAGATGATCCGCGACGGCCACGTCAAGCGCTGGCTGGTGCTGGCGCCCAAGCGCGTCTGTACCGACGTGTGGCCAGTTGAGCGCCCTAAGTGGGCTGACCGCATCAGCATGGCTTTGTGCGTTGGCACACCTAAGCAGCGCTTAGACGCTCTCAAAAGCAACGCCCAAGTGGTCGTGACTAACTACGACAACTTGCAATGGCTGGCCGAGCAAAAATTAAATTTTGACGGCGTGGTGTTTGACGAACTGACGCGGCTTAAGAACCCCAGCGGCACACGCTTTAAAGCGTTCCTTAAAGTGGTTGACCCCATGACGACGCGCTGGGGTTTGACCGGCTCGTTTACTAGCAACGGCCTTGAAGACGTCTTTGGCCAGTGCAAGATCGTTGACCAGTCATTGCTGGGGCGCAGCAAAGGCGCGTTTATGCAGCAATACTTTGTGCTAATTAACAAAGAGTTTGGCGAATGGGCGCCGCGTGTAGGGTCGCTGGCCAAGGTCATGGACGTAATTAAGCCTGCCACATTTGTCTTGGAAGCAGGTGAGTATAAGGACAAGCTGCCGCCTTTGCATACGGTTGAGATCAAATGCGACATGGATCTGACGCCGTACAACAAGCTAAAAAAAGATTTTGTGTTGGAAGGCGTCACAGCCATCAACGCGGCGGTTGTCACGGGCAAGCTACAACAACTGGCGTCAGGGTTTGTTTACGACACGACCACCACGGCGTCAGACGTGCCTGGCAAGTTTATATCTACGCAACGTCCAATCTGGTACAGCATGCACAAGTTTGAACGCCTTGAGGAATTACTGAACGAGAACCAGCATGCCAACACCATCATCGCTTACACCTACCAAGAAGAGCTTGCCGAACTCAAGCGACGCTTTAACGTCACAACCCTTGACGACACCGACGCCGTCAAGCGATGGAACGACGGCAAGATTCGACTATTGGCCGTGCACCCAAAATCAGCAGGTCACGGGCTTAACTTGCAGCATGGGGGGTGCCACATGGTCTTTCTGTCCCTGCCGTGGAGTCTCGAACTTTACGAGCAAACCATCGGACGTTTGCACCGCAGCGGGCAACAACATCCTGTGTGGTGCTACGTGATGCTGACCAACAAAACGGTTGACGAGAAAATCTGGGCGGCCTTGCACGACAAGCGCGCTATATCTGACATTGCAATGGAGGAACTTAAATAATGTGGCCATTCCCGCCCTTTCCAAACCCCAAAGACAAAGGCGCCAACGTGCCTAAGTTTAACCCTGACAACTATGAGGACGCGCCCAGATGACATACAACTGTTGCCACAACTGCGGTAAACGCAAACCATTCTTTTTTATGCAGTGCCCTCAATGTGGGAAAAAACCATGAAACATATTGACCTATGGAAAACCAAACTCAAAGCGGCCAAATCTGTGCACCGCATACGCGAGCGCGAGCTTAACGCGGCCAGGCGAGCGCACGCTAGCATTACTTTAACTATAGACGGACTGGAGAAACGAATTGAAAATTACATGGCGAAAGCTAAACGAAAACTTGAAGACGCTCGACGAATCGAAAGTCTTAGAGATGCTAGAGCACGAGCGACAGAATGACCGGCGTGTTTCAGTATTAGAGCGCCTTCACCAGCGCTACAACACCCTGCGCGTTGCGCGGGAGAGAATAGAACTATTTAAAGGAGCAATACAGCCATGATCGAAATGCCACCACATTCAAAAATCAGTTACCCGTCAATCCCGACCAAGGATTTTAAATGGACGTCAGGCTCTGACGTGCAAGCCATCTGGCGCAAGTACGGCTGGGCGCCGCCATCTGAGAAGATGACGCCCCCACCGCCAGAGCGCGTGATGGACATGCCGCTTAGGAGAGTCAGGTAAATGCCAAGACCAAAACCACCTGAACCCCTATTAGGCCGACAAGTCCGGATGTCAGATAGACACTGGATGATCTTACAAGAGCTTGGCGGCGCCGAATGGCTGCGCAATATATTGGACAAGAAAGCCAAGATGCCGGCTAAGTATTACCGCCTTGAATTGGACGCGCCGTCAAAGAAGGAAACCAATGACTAACCGCCCAGACTTTGCAACTTGGAGCCAAGCCAACTTGGCCAAGTTTGCCGAAGAAGCCTACGCCAAGTTGTGCGAACAGGATGACCGCATACAGCAGCTGCAATGCGATTTGAAGACCGCTATTGAGGCGTACCGAGCGCTAACTAAGGAATAATGCGCGCTCATCAATCCGGCGGTTTTGAAGTCCTTTAAGGACTTTGCCGCCGGCCATGCAATACTTTAAGAGTTCTTCTGCCGCGCCTTCTTTATCGCCTCTAATAACCTTTTGACGAAGCGTAGAGCGCTGTAGCGTTCCCAAACCGACATTAAAACTAAAACTAACAAGGCCATCAAACATACCTTGTGTAAGTGCAACAGGGCAGTAACGTTCCACTCCCCGCTCAAATCTGTCCAAATCTGCTCTAAGTATTGCATTTACTTCCTCCATGCTGTATTTCCGCATGGCTTCGGCGGGTGGTTGGAATGCGTCACGGTCGTCAATCTTTAGCTTACCCTGCTCTGGAAACATAACATGCCCGACCCCCACAGTCCACAACTTTGCTGGGCATTTATACGGGTTCTGACGCACCCCCTCATGGTGGCGAATCATGTGCAGGCACTTGTCAGAGATGTTCATTTGCCAAACGCCCGGCCACCAAAGTGGAACGCAATGATTGAAGCAAACAGCGCTTGGGTGTCAGAATCCCACAGCATCTCAGCCAATTCTACAAACGTAACGCCATTGTGCCAGCCGTAGGCAAACAGTCCCACATCCACAAACACTAGCAAGAAAAAGAAACCATAGGTAATGACTGGGCGAACGCTGGCGCGAAGGTTTCTCATCCATTCGCTAGTGCCTTCATTAAGCGAGGTGTCATGGGCGTAGATTGCCTGCATCTCAGCCTGCTGTGCGCCAATAAGGGCTTGACTGGTCGCCGCCGCGCTTTCAGTTGCCAACTGTTCTGTGTGAATATGTTCAATGCGCTCTTGGGCTTCAAACCCTGCTTTGCGCAATTCCAACTCGCGCTGAATTTGCATTTGGGCAAGGTTTAGCTCATGCGCTTTGTCAGACCTGTCTTGGAAAAAATCCAACAGCTTGGGCAAACCACCCATCAAGAACGAGATAAGAGTTGAGAGTAGAGTCAGCATTATTTTTTCCCCAGTTTTTCGTAGATAACGGCAATGTCTTGCCGGTTGTGCATGATGTCATCACGGTTTTTTTGGATTTCTTTTTCCAAATCCTGACGCAGCTTCTCACGGGCTAGTTCTGCTCCCGTATTGGTAGCTTGTTTGTTGTCTGAAGTAACAACCAAACTAATCTTGTTGTTCAACACAGTCACTTCATGCGACAAGTGGGAAAGTGAATTCATCAAGTACACAACACAAGTGAACAGAATTGGCAGGATGGCAAACGCTACCTTCTCAATCAAAGCGTGTTTTTCGTTTGGTTCGCTCATAGTCCAACCTTTTCTAAAAGCATATTCACAATCTTGTCTGAAATAAAGTTTGGCAACACTGTAATTACATCCAAAAACAAGTTAGCCGCCCACCACGCACCAACAATCTTGAATGCCATGTCAGCGGTCTTCTGGTACTCATTCATCAACCAAATATGGGTAAACCACTATCCAAAAAAAGTAATTTAAAGGAACAGCAG